GGAGATTAATAATGAGAACTTCTGATCCTTGGACTTAAGTTCAGCGACTGATAGATTTCCTGTAGAATTACAGAAAAGACTTATGGCTAGAATCTTTGATATGAAACTAGCCCAAGCCTGACAATCTATCCTTCAGGAAAGAAAATTTAGTACTCCAGAAGGTTACCAATTGCAATATGCAACTGGTCAGCCTATGGGTACTTATTCTTCCTGAAGTGTCTTCACCTTGACTCACCACCTGGTTGTATACTATTGTGCACAACTATGTGGTTACAAGAACTTTAATCAATATATAATTCTTGGGGATGACATTGTCATAAAGAATGACAAGGTCGCCAAGAAATATATTGAAATAATTAAAGGTCTTGGTGTTGAATTATCTCCGCAAAAAACACATGTATCTTCAAATACATATGAATTTGCTAAAAGATGAATTCAAGAGAGTCATAACCGTGAGATAACTGGACTACCACTTGGAGGTATCCTTAGAAATATAAATAATCCAAACATTGTTTTTACAGTGTTATATGATTATTTTAAGATCAAAGGAAATTACCTTCCAAGTAGTACCAACTCTTTAGTAGATTTGGTTAACTCCTTTTATCATAGATTGATAATTAGAAATAATAAATATTTCAAGTTATCAAACTCTATGATTACATCCCTTCAGAATTTCTCCTTGATGTTAGATGTAATCTTTGGATATTACTCTTACGATAAGGTACGTAACCTTTTCGCTAAGAATATAACATCCTTAGATTACAATATTCCAAATGATGATACAATCCTTTCCGAGTTGAAAAGGGTATTATCACATGGACTAAGATCAAGACTCTTAGAAATGAATGTTAAATTAATAAATTCTCCTAAGACATTAATTTCAAAATTTGATGTCGAAGATAAGAATTCATTAAATAACAATCCTATATTCCTGGCCATCTATAACACTTTATCTCGATTTAGAGATATTAAGTTGGATGATCTTAATGATCTCCATAATATCTCAAAAGAGATATGTGATTTAAATATTGACTCAATTTTTAATAAGGAAAGAAACAAGATTCAATCCTTAATTGAAATTGGAAAAATATTAAAAGATGGTTTCAAATATATCAACAGTACTACTGAAGTATATTATGGATCAGCCACTTTGACTGATTCATTTACTTTAGAAGGTACTGGTAAGATCATTATGTCTAATTTAAAGACAAGTGAACTTACTGATATAATTGAAGGTACATACTCAGAACCACAAATAGGTGGTTATGCAAGTATGTGAGAAAACTTCAAGATGTAGAAGTCGATAATGACGAATCATTATCTCCACTAACCATAGTGGGGAAC